TAACTATCAAAGTTGAAGCCGCATTTGTTCCACAAGCTGTTATAATAGCTGCTGTATCAGTTACAGCTCCCTGATATAATAATGCTGCTGCTGTCATTTAAACTCCTGTTATCTTACACATTGCGTCTGCATTTATGACCTGAATCTGTCCCACTTCAAATGCCCTTATAGTGTATTTGATACCTGGGTCATAGATGGTCTGAACTGTTAATCCTATAACAGATTTCCAAGTCATTGCTTCTTTTCCGATGACAACTTGCGCCCCGCCGTCTGTTACTGAATTTGAGGAGATTATCGTCAAGCCTAAAATCTTGCCTACAACTCCATTCCTTGTTACATCATCAGTATAGAACTGCCCTGCATTTCTGACATTGGCATTTCCAAGAAGATGAGACAATCCTGTAGGATGAACTAATAAATATCCGTTCTTGTCAGGGTTATAATTGTCTATCGCAATCAATGCTTTAGCATTTAGTATGTCTTGGATTGGGTCTCTGTCTGCAATTACTGCATTGTCCCACGTTGCATTGGCAGGCTGTGTATTTCCAGCGGTTAATACTGCCGCTGTAATAACTGTATCGACAGATTTTGCGACTGCTCTCGCAATTCTCAAAAGTGTTCTTGCAATAACATCAATCGCATTGGTCTTAACATCTTCCCAAGAAATCACTCCTTCCATTGCGTGCTTTATGTTTCTTCCTGATTCTAAAGTCCAGCTTACCTCTCCATATGGAAAGTTTGCCAGTCTTGGAACTCCTTTAACATTGATTTCCCCGCCTGCTGTGAGGTCTGCTGCTGTTTCAGCATAGTATTGCTCTGTCCAAGCATTAGATGATTGGATCATACAGAGCTGTTTCATCTTATATTCTTGTAAAGCAAAGCCTGTTACAATCTTGCTAACTGCACTTGCCCTTAAATCCTGTTCTTCAACTACATCTGCCATTTTATATCAACACCCTTACACTCTGAGTATCAGACCCTGCAAATGCCGCTAAGGCGTGACCGAATAATACGCCTGTCTCTGCGTCTCCTGCTTCTGCTTCTTCAATAGTGTTGGCTGTGCTAATCTTTACAGGAACACCAATCGCTATTGCAGCAGCTTCTCCCTCTAACAAATCAAAGATACCATTAGTATAAGCTGAAACGGTTGTGCTTCCATCACTTGCTACTTTTTCCATAGCGCAAATACCCGCGCAAACTTCCCCTACTGCTGACGATAAGTCAGCTTCTCTATTGTCTGATAATTTTAGAATAGTTCCTTTTGGGAATGCGTCTGCGTCAACGCAATTATACTGTATTGGGTCTCCGCCATTTCCTAAGAGTTCGATTATAACTGCTTCATCTGCCATTTAGTATCACCTAAACAACCCAATAGCTATACTAATATATAAATGTTTCTACCAAACCCAGCAATTTCCGCATACACTTTGCTTGTCTCTTTCTGTACCTGCATAGAATTTCCTTTGTTTTTTGCAGACTCTACATTCTTTTTCGTAGATATCTCCTGCTAGATGGTCTCTATTTACATAAACAATATTGGGATTCATTCCTTTTTCTCTGGGAATAGTTGCTCTGCGAATCCTGTTCCCTCTAAGAGTTTCTTTGCGGCTTCGATGCTCTTATCGTCTTCTGTCATTTCTTTTGCTTCTGTCCCTGCTGGTATGTTTCCGCCCAGTAATTGCTCTGCTGTCAGCTTCTCTGCTTTCTTTATATTGTTAGTCATAATCTCATTCTGTTTCTTCATTTCATCGACGAGTTCTTTTGCTATCTGAACTTGTGATTTTACTTCTGGCTCTTCTGGTGGGACTGCCGGCGCTGGGACAGTTGGCTCAACTGGGTCAGCTGGGTCTGGCTCTCCCTCTTCGTTTGGTTTTCCTGTTGGTTCTGTTTTTTCTTCTGTCATAATATCATCTCCTTTTTATTATTTCTGAAATATTATTGATTGCTTTTGTGTTCCTATCAAGGGTTTTTTCAAACCTTGTAACAAGATAAATAACCATACAGATTGGAAATCCAACTGTGCTAACCATTTGTGTTACTTCCTGAATTATCATTTTTGGTCTTTTGTCGGGTCAACTTTATTGGAATCCAGTTTAGGGTCTTTCTTCTCGTCTTTTATCAGTTCAGGGGCAATGCTTGCTGGGAACTCAAACTCTACTTCCAAGCCGAGCTGGTTGTATATCTGTTCTTCCAAAAACATCTGGTTAAACTCTACGAGCTGTTGCCAAGCGAGGTATAAGATTTTAGATTCTGCTTCTGTGCTTTCTGCTCCGACTGCTATCACAATCGCTGGGACTCCCTCTGCTTTTATAAACTCATTTTGCAGAAGTTGTAACCAAGGCAAAGGGTCTAAGGTGCTGAACTGAGGTATTGAGATTCTTTCGATATTATCAACTGTGCCTTTAGGCACTACAAGGTTTTCCCCCTTTGCCATAGCTTTGTCGAGCTTAGCTTTGTATTTCGCAATCTCTGTGGCGTCGTCAGTATCTACACTAGAGATTAACAAAGGCTTTACGTATCTGTGGAAAACTACTCTAATGTCTTGCATTGATTCCCTTCTCATTTCTATAATTGGCATTAGTTTTTTAATAACACTCTGTCCGTGAATCTGGTCTGCAATTCTGTTGTAAGCTAAATGAAACATATCTTTTACATCTACTTTGATGGCTGCGTTTGAGCCATCCTGTGGTTTTGTCAAGACGGGAAACACTTCATAACTTGTTATGATCCCTTTAGTGTTTGCCTTGACCTTTACTGTGCTGGGGTTGAGTGGCTTTAAATTTGTTATCTTGTTTCTTTTGTTCCTGACAATCTCTGCAAAGAAATCTCCTCCGAGCGTGTAGGTCTTTACAGCATTATAGAATATCAGGTTTGCGGAATCTAAGCCGTTACCTTTCCACCTTTTCATTAGTTCTTTTATTGCTTTTTTTGCTTTAAACCCTTTTCCTACAACATAGTTGGCTTTTCTGTCAATCATACCGCCGAGTTCCGATACTTCGAGATAAGTCCCCAATTGGGTTGCAAACTCTGTGTTTTGGTATTCTGACTGTGAAGTCTGTCCTGATGTTGTTGTGGAGTAGCTGCTAGGGTATAGTGTGATATTTTGAGCTGCCGCAGTTTCATCATAACTCTTTGCGCTGAAATTAGTTGTATCAGCTGAATCTATTTTTGTGTTTGGCATTGTTCCTCCTTAAATATAATCTGTTGTGTATTTTATTCTTGCTCCATAAATATATTCTGTGTCAGGTCCAGTAATTTCAGCTTTGATAAAATAGGTATATGTTGAATTGTCTATCGTTGCATTTGAAATAGAAGTATCTTCTGTATTTATTGCGGCTGTCGCCATAGTTGCCCCTGCCCCCCCTGATAATGTAACCCTGTATAAAGTCCAAGCATTTCCTGTTGTGTTTCCGTAAACTGTTGCTCCTGTTACAACTGCCCCATTTGGCAAATCTATTTGCGCCATACAATACCCTCCAACTTCTGTGGTTACTTGGAGTCGGCCTGTTGTATGACTCCACGTAGGGGATGCTTCTGTATATGTTCCGTTTATTGTAGCAAAATTAACCCCCGGACAACTCCAATAAGAAGTTTTATTGGTTAATGATATTGAAGGGGTTGTTCCTCCTGATGAGGTTAATCCTGTGCCACCTGTAACTGATGTAATCTGAGCGTTATCTGTTACATTTGTTAAACCTACCTGTGCTTTGGTTACGGTGTGGGGATTATTTGAAAGTCCTCTGTGAGTTGTATTTAAACCAACATCACTATGGTCACTTCCTGCACTTCCTCTGTGAGTATCATTCAGGACAACATTTGCGTGGTTGGTTCCGTTGCTCCCTCTATGAGTTGTATTTGCTACAATTTCATCCCATTTATCTGAACCTAGAATCCCAGCATTTGTTGTGTCAGCTTCTACTAGTGTGGCGTCTGTCCCATCGCTAGAATTTACTTTGATTGTTGTTGCAGTTAATGTTCCAGCACTTAAATTTGTTGTTACATTTGTGAGTTTTGAAGTGTTTAAACCAACTGCTGTGTGGTCGGAATTTGTTATCGTAATATTATTAGAAGCTCCTGCTGTTGTGATTCCATCACCGCCGAGAATATCGAAATTGTTTGATGATGGGGTCGCAGTTCCGCTGTCACCATCCACGGACATAACAACAACATCTTTTAAATTTACAACTCCTGAAGATAAGGAAAAATCAGCGATTGCAAAACTTGCTATCCCTTTGTTTGAATCTGTTGCATTTTCTCCGCTAATTGTAAAAGTGCTACCAACTCCTGCGTCTGTGAAGTTAATCCCTTCCCCTGCCGTGATTTTTCTTTCTGCTGTCATATCTGAGTCATAATCTACAACGATATATTTCCCATCTGTTAATCCCACTGATGTTGCTGTGGCTGTTGCAGCTGGTGTTTCCCTTACGTCCGTCTGTAAAAAGATAGATTGGTCTTCATCCCCAAAATCTAAAACCATTTAAGGAGTCCCCCTTTTTATGAATGTTAATATTTTTTGGTCTTTTAGTAGGTTCGATATTTGTCTCATCCTGAATATATGAATGTTTATCATATCTTCTGCTTCAATTCTCGAGGTGAAAACACTCATATCATAAGCGATTCCCTGCATAGCAATAAATCTCGAAACAATCTCTGTCATCAATGCTTTTTCTATTGCTCCTATTGTCGCCCAATTTGTAACTGCGTCATATCTGACTAATCCACATACATAGGCTTCTGCCAGTAATCCAACCGTGTCTTGCATTGTGGTTGTATAAGCTGCATTTACATTCGCTCCCATCATTGGTAGAACGTCATCAGAGTCTGAAACCATTGTTACATTTGTATAAGCTGCCATAATATCACCCTTTTTTGTTAGTTAAGCTAAGAATAGATTTAAACCTTTCGATTTTACACACCAACAGGCACGGACAAATGCTTCTGCCAAATGGCTTTTTATACCATATATGCGCAGGTTTGCATAGGATGTGTATTCAAATGTCGTG